GAGGCCAACAAGAAGGCCAAGGAGCAGGCCAAGAAGGAAGCCGAGGAGGTCAAGGCCGACGAGGAGAAGAAGGAAGCCGAGGCCAAAGGCGGCAAGCCCGGCAAGGAAGCCTCCGGTGCGGCGGCCCCCCATGCGGCCCCCCAGCACGCGCCTGCTTCCTCGCGATCGCGCTAGGCATATACCGCTCGCGAGGACCGAGCTGATGCTCGCCATGCACGCCTGGGAGTTCTGGCGCGCCTACTCTTCGTGAAGGGGTGGACTACTACCGGGAGCCCCCAGGCTGCCTGGAGCGGCTAATCGAGGGGCTGATCGGGGGCGCGGTGATGGTACTCATCATCGTGCTCTTTGCGAGGTGGCTCCTTGGGCTGCACGGCTACTGGTTCCAGTAACCGCCTCGCCAGCTCCCGGCACTCGGCGGCAGCCTCATCTATCATGGTGCAAGTCCACATATCGCCCATGAGCCGTCCAGCCAGCCCGTCGAGGAAGGCGGCAATGACTATGCGCTCCTTTCGCAATTCATCCAGCGTTTGATACAAAGGCTCGGCGCGCAGCCGCCCGATCTCGCGCGCCAACTCGTCCCGCTCTCTCAGAGCAACCGCAGCTTCACGCTCTGCATCGGCTAGTCTCTGATCGTAACTCATGTCTCGCCCCGCAGTTTGCGCGCCATCGCGCGGCACTCGGCGGCCAGCCCCTCAACTTCCCAATCATCGCCCGTCAACAGCGTGGTCGCGTGCCGGTCGAGGAAGGCGGCGGTGTCGTCTATCTGTTGGGCGGCTTCGTCCATTACTTCACGCGCCCAATCCGGCAGATAATGGTCGCTGCGGTCGCGTAGGCGTTCACTCAGCCTCATGTCTCACCTCGCAGCTTGCGCGCCTGCGCGCGGCAGTCGGCGGCGGCTTCGCCCGCGCCGGGCGGCCTTGTCCATCTTTCCATCTGAGCCGCCAGCCGGTCGAGGAAGTCGGCGACCTCGGCGTTCTGTGCTCGCAGCCGCTCGATCTTGATGATCAACCGTTCATCAAAGTCGTGGCTCATGTCTCACCCCTCAGCTTCTTCGCCTCCGCGCGGCAGTCTGGCACGGGGGTTGACGCGGCAGTATGTGCTCTCGGCTCTGATCTCCCGGCGCACCTCGGCGCTGGCACGCTCATCGGCTTCCTCCGGCGAGAGCCCTTCGCTGATAAACTGCTTCTTCCTTTGCTCAAACACCCCGAGCCATACGTCACGTTTGAGATTGCTCATCATTCTCTCCTCTCAATCGCGCCGCCTCCGCGCGGCAGTCGGCGGTCGCCGCGCGCATCGCACTGTCTGGATTGGCAAGGCCACGCATCCGATTGATGCCATCCGCCATCCGGTCGAGGAAGGCGGCGGCTTCGTTGTTCCCCTTCTCGCGGGCGTCGATGTAGCAGTCCAACCAGTCAATGTTGTCGGCAAGAACCTCGCCGCCTAACGATGGTCCGTCTGTGATGACCGCCGCTTGAACCTCTCGCAAGTTTCCAAGGATCGAGCGCAGATAATGGAGTTCGTTGCTCATGTCTCATCCCGCAGCTTGGCGAGGTCTTCCTTGTAGTCGGGGTCGTCCTTGTCCTCGTGGATGCCGACAAGCTCCTCACCCCGCAGTTGGCGCGCCTTCGCGCGGCAGTCGGCGGCGGCGTTGCCGTCCATGGCGCGGCGAGCAATCTTGAGGCATTCCCACTGATCGCCATCGTGGGGGTCGTCGTCATAGAACTCCAGCATCCCGCGTATTGCTGCCTCCAAAGTATCGGCGCGTTCCGCCAGCCCATCGAGGAAGGCGGCGGCCTCGACTAGCTTCTGATTGGAGGCGCGCTGTAGCTCGGTCATCAGCACAAGCTGGGCACGGTCGGCGCGCAGCCGCTCATAATCCGTCACCGTCACCACCGCATATTCATCGCCCTCGGCTGCCGGCTCGCCGCCACGCACGTAATGCCACGGTCCTCGCACATCGCCCATGTATAGCAATGTAATGCAACGTCACGTCCAACGCAAGAAGGGGCGGCTTGCCGGGCTTCGCGGCACACAGGGAGCGCACCGAGCCCGGCCTTGTTGGAACCATGAAAGGTATAAGGGGCTCCTCGCGCGCTGCCGCCACGCCTGCGTCGGTGCAACCTACGCGAAGAACGATACCAGTGTCACGCGGTTGCCCTCGGGCGAGAGCATCAGCCCAACGCATAGCAACATCTCGTGCGGGCGCCCCCAGAGCCTCACTGTGGTGGGGAAGATGTCTCCCAGGGCCATCAGTACACCCTATCGTAACCCTCGGCCTGCAACGCCTTGCGCAACTCCTCGGCCTGTAGGCGGCAGTCGGCCGCAACCTTGGCGACGAGGTGGTTCATCGGGTTGAGACTGTTGCTGGTCACCATGTTGAGATCGTTGGCAACCCTGTTGAGCAGCTTGACCGTCTGTAACAGGCGCTGGGCAAGGTGGCGTTCGCTCATCGAGGGGTCCTTTCAGTCTGCGTTGGATGGTGGTTGGTCGGGGATCAGTTTGCGCAGGTTCACCGCCTGCTGGCGGCAGTCAGCGGCGGCTACTTGCAGCAAGTCAGGATAGCCTGCACGCGCGACACGATCCGCCATCCCCTGCAGGAAGCCAACTGTAAAGAGTACATTGTTGCGCAGCTTGGCGACTTCGTTGCACGGCTCGCAGAAGTAGCCCGCGCTGCAGCTCTCGCCGTGGCCGAGGGTCGCTCCACAGGGACAGACGCTCATTCTTCGATCTCCTCGCGCACATAGATGCCCGAGCGCGTGGCATGGCCACAGCGCCAGCAAACCTCGGTCTCGGGCTCCTTGAGACGAACCGGCTCAAGCGGGTTGCGCTCACGCCAGCAGTCATCGCAGATCGGGACAGCCTCCCAGCTCATCTTGCGCCCCTATGCCAGCTCGCCCAGCTCCTTGAAGCCAACGAGAATGTCCGGCGGGGTCGGGAACGTGTCCTTGGTGTGCCGCCACATGTGCAGAACAACGCTATAGTTGTTCACGTAATTGCTCTTTGCCGGGTGAAACTGCACCACCACGTCCTCGGCCCCCCAACAGCGGTCCTTGACCCAGCTCATCTCCAGCCAGTTCGGAATGCGCCGCCTCGTAGAGACACTCACATGCTCCCAGCCGGTCTCCTCGCCGTCGTCCGCGATGATGTTCAGCTTCTCCCCACATGGTCCCGGCACGTCCCGGAAGACGCCATAAGTGGCCCCCGGCCGGCTGTCATACGCGCCGCCGCGAATACGGTAATGCTCCAAGTGCGGATCGATCTTCATCTTCCCCCTCTAACATAACAAAGCCGCCGCCGGGTACGGACTGGGTTCCCGGCGGCGGCGGCTGCTTCCCCACGTAGGCGTACGACGTGGAAGCAGTGTGCGGCAACGGAACTCGTGTAGCAGATTCTAGACGTGTGTAAAGTCGGCTAGTCGACACTATACCATGACATCGCTGTGGATAACTCACTCCCGATCGTGCCCGAAGAGCTTCTTCATCGCATCGTTCCACTTCTCGTGCGCCGCCTGTAGCTTGGCGCTGGGCTCCTTGCCGGCAAGGCGCAAGTCCGCCATCAGCGCATCGATCAGCACCGTCCCGGTGTTGAGCGCAGCCGTCATCATGGTCATCTTGTCGACGTGTTGCGCCAAGTTCTGCGCCATGAACTTGTACGCCATCTCCTGGCGCTTGACCTCCGCCCGTAGGTCCGCGATGTCCTCACTGTCGTCGCTCATCGCCTGATCGCCTGCATTGCCTGGGTCCAGGCCTCCTTCGCCGTCGCCAGCCCGGGGCTCATCACCTGCCCCGCCGGTAACCACGCCAAGTAGGCCTCGATCAGCTGACACGACCTGTCGAGCGCGTGGATCACCAGCGCAGCATCGCGCCGGCACGACGCCAGCTCCTCCTTGAGCCGCTCAACCTCACGGTGATCGAAGTCATCGTCCATCTGGTCTATTCCCAACAAGTGCGGCGACACCGTAAGATGCCGCCGCCATTGAGCAGACATTAATTGCGCTTAGCCCTCGGTGCCGTTACGGAGGGAATCGAGGACCTTGGTCATCTTGCGCGAGAGGTACCCGAAGTCTGCGATCAGGTCGTCATATTCTGCGCGCAGATTGCGGGAACGGGTGTACTGCTTGAGTGCCTCGAATGCCGCACACTCGTTACGTTGTCGCGTGATGATGTGGGAGACCGTCGAGACCGCGCCGAGCCTTGCATGCTCATGCGTATCCTCGTCGATCTCCCACCTGCCGTCACGGTCGACCAGAACTGCGTGGAAACGGTAGCTCTGGTCGCTGTTGATCCCGCACTGTGCGTCGGGGACAGTCCAACCGTAGTGCTTGCTGTTCTTGCGCAAGATCGTGAGCAGCATCCCGACGTACCCAACGGAGATGTCGAGCGCCTCGGCGATCTCCGCGAGTGAGCGCGCCGGTAACTGATCGAACATCTTGTCGATCAGTGTATCAATACGTCCCTGGTATTCCGCCATCCACAACTCTCCCTTTCGTTAGACTGCATAGAGATGTCCTCTCTTGGCGCCGCTTGGGCGGTTCTTCTCGATTAGGTCGCTGAGCCGGCGTAGGTCGTTGGCGCACTCCAACAGCTCCTCGACCGCGTTGTTGCAGAAGCTGGGCGTGAGCTGGTCGAGCACCGGCTTCAGCGTGCTGTTCATTCGCTTGATGAACTTGGCGATCTGCTTGACGTCGGCCGCAAACTGCACCCGCGCCAGCAGAAACGGCGCGTCGTCTTCCTTCGGCGGCTTGGTCGCCCGCTGCTTGCGACCGGGGGCGCCGCGCTCTCTCTGGGCACGCTGCTTAGCGGCCTTCTTCTTCTCCCTGGCGCGCTCGCGGGCGGGCTCGCTCTTGGCCTCGGCCTCTTCCTTGGCGGCTTGCTTGGCCTCCTCCTCGGCCTCCTTGGCCTTCTGGTCGCGCTCGGCCCGCTCCTCGCGCGCCAACTGCGCCATGATGCGCTCGACGCTGTGCAGGCTGAGCGACCGGTCTTCACGTTTGGCAATCTTCATGATGGCGTCCATCATGTCGGGAGAGCCGGCGGCCATGTGAATCTTGATGCCGACGCTCAGATGCCTGCGGTCCTCCGGGAAGGTCTCGGCCGCCAGCCGCAGCTGGCGCAGCCATTCCGTGGAGTAGTCCATGCCAGCATCGGCAAGGGCGGAAGCGACCGCCTTGAGCCCCTTCGGGCCGGTGAGAGTGCCCTCGGCGTGCTTGTGCAGCTCGTCGGCGAGATTCCAGTTGCCAGTCTCGAACTGCCGCGCTGCGCGGATGATACTTGCGAACTCTGATTGCGCCATGTCGTTGATCTGCCTTTCGTTTCGGGGGTTAACCTACTCGAGGTTGGAGCTTGCGTGATTACGGTAGCTGCGCTTGGCTCTCCCTGGTGCAGAACCGTTGATAACCTCGTAGCACGGGTTGCATCTGCGTGCAAGGGTGTTACACTCGACCCAGTCGAGACAATTGCAGACGGTGACGAACAGTGACGGACACAATGAGCGCAAACGCCGACAAGAAGCGCCGAGGGCCCCGCCTGGGCAGCACCTCGGTGCTGAAGCAGACTTCGGCATTGATGGTTCGGATCACCGATCCGCAGCGCCGGGCATTCGAGGAGCGGGCCGCAATCCACGGCTTGTCAGCCTCGGCCTGGGCCAGGATGATCCTGCTGCGGCAGATTCGAGTCGGAAACGAGGAGGACGACAAGTGAGCCTGCACGAGACCACATTCGGCTTTCTCACCCCGACCGAGGACCAGAAGGACCGCATGGTGATCGTGCGCTCGGCTGCGGCGGACTACGCCAAGACGCTGGAGCGCGAGCTGCCGGAAGGCCCCGACAAGACCTACATCCTGCGCAAGCTGCGCACGGTCGCGATGTGGGCGAACGTCGCGATCACCAGACATTCCGATGGCACACCGCGCCTGGATCAGGAATGACCGACACCGCGTTCCCGATCACCGAAGCGCAGGCGCTTGAGACGCTCAAGTCGCTCAAGGCCGAGATCGCCAAGCGCGCCAATCGCAAGCTGCAGGCCAAAGCCGGTGGCCTGATCGAGTTCGTGCGCTACTTCTGGAGCGTGCTGGAACCGGAGACCAAACTGGTCGAAGGCTGGCTCTTAGAAGCGATCTGCGAGCACCTGGAGGCGATCACCTTCGGCAAGATCACGAGGCTTCTGATCAACGTCCCTCCCGGCAGCATGAAGAGTCTCATGGTCAATGTCTTTCACCCGGCCTGGGAGTGGGGGCCGATGAACATGCCGCACATGCGCTACGTCAGCTTCAGCTACTCGTCTGGCCTGACCGAGCGCGACAATACCAAGTTCCGCAAACTGGTTATGTCTGAAAGGTACAAGGAGCTGTGGGGTGAAAGGTTCAACCTTGAGAAGGAAGGCGAGATCAAGATCACGAACGACAAGACTGGCTCGAAGTTTGCTTCCTCGGTCAAGGGTATCGGCACCGGAGAAAGAGGCGATCGCGTCGTTATCGATGATCCACACGACGTTCACAAGTCTGAGTCGGATGTGGTTCGGACGGATACCGTGCGTTGGTTTCGTGAAACCATCACCGACCGGCTCAACAACCTGGATTATAGTGCCATTATCATTATCATGCAGAGGGTACATCAAAGTGACATCTCAGGCTTCATCCTTGAGCAAGGCTGGGCGTATTGCCATCTCATGGTGCCGATGGAGTTCGAACCAGGACGAGAGCCCTTCAATCCGCTTGGATGGAAGGACCCTAGAACTGAGGATGGCGATCTTGCATGGCCCGAGAGGTTCTCGCCCGAAGCCGTCGCCAACATCGAGCGCGAGAAAGGCTCCTTCGCGTACGCTGGTCAATACCAGCAACGGCCCTCTCCCCGAGGCGGAGGGATAATCCAGCGCAACTGGTGGCGACCTTATACGGAGGCAGAATGTGGAAAGTTTGGCGTGCCCTGGCCCAAGTTTCCTCTGATGTCCTACACGGTCCTCTCTTTGGACACTGCGCAAACCGAGAAGAAACAGAACGATCCTACGGCTGGGATCGTTCTGGGCGTTACACGAGACATCTGGGAGAACCGACGACTAATCCTTATGTGGGCCTGGGCCGAGCGTCTGGAGCTGTACGAGCTGGTCAAGAAGATCGAGGAGACCGTCAAGAAGTTCAAGGTCGACCGGGTTCTCATCGAAGACAAAGCATCGGGGTATCCGGTGGCACAGGAGTTGCGCCGTCGGGGAAGAGTGATCTCCGACACGATGAGCCACAACCCAAAGACCGCCGATCGCGCTGACTTCGGTGTGACGCTGATGACGCCGGAAGGCGACCACGTCGCCCGCCTGTACGCCCAGCAGAATCTCTTTGAGTGCGGAATGATCTACGCGCCGGCCGAAGGCACGGGGATGGGCGACTTCCTGTTTAAAGACTGGGCTGATCGCGTCATCGGCGAATGCGCCGACATGCCCAAGGGCACTCACGACGACCTCGCCGACGCCATGAGCCAAGCGCTCGCCCATATGCGCGCTCTCGGCCTCGCCACTTTGCCTGACGAAGACGAACTGGAGGACCTGATCGAGAAGAAGTCCTTCCGCTCACCCGATCCGCTCTATCCGGCCTACGGCGGAGGCCTCACCATCCCACTACGATGAAAGGTCACACATGATCGAGGATATTCGGGACACCGATGAGCCGAGCTTCCTGCAGCACTGGGCCGAGCGGGCCTGGGACCGCGTTCAGCTCGCCCAGATGGCGGCAATCCAGGAGCAACTCACGAAGTTTGCCATGGAAGGGTGGCGCTCGATGTACATCTCGCCGCCCACCGACGTGATGCTGGTCACGGCTTGCGACGAGGGCGTGGTGCTCATGGTGCAGAACGGCTTCGGCGAGTGGCGCACCTCGCATGGCCAGCCCCACAAGCCGCCGCACGCCTGGATGCCCTGCCCGGCGCCGCCTCCGCGCAACGGCAAAGGACGTTAGCTAGCGAATCAGCACGATTACGCTAGACTGCCGGCTCGATTCCACCTTTCGCGTGGACCGGAACGGGCTGGATCATGCTTATTCTTGCCTCCACTAGCGACCGGCTGCAGCTCACGACCAGCGCCGCCGGCTCAATCGACGTGCATGCCAGCTGGATGGACAACATCTCGGGGGCGGTGGCGCCTGGACGCACTAATACCTCCATCTCGACGGCGGCAACCACCACCATCGTCGCTGCTCCCGCCAGCAACACCCAGCGCAACGTCAAGACGTTGCAGATACGCAATAAAGCCGCCACCTCGAATACCGTAACCATCATCCATACCGACGGAGCGACGTCGGTAGAACTCCACAAAGTGGCGCTCGCCCCCGGCGGCACTGTCCAGTACGTCGATGAGCACGGCTTCAAGCCGGCAAGCCTGCGTATGGTCATGCAGACGCTCAAGACCACGACCCCCAACACCACGCGCACCGGCACTTATACCCCCACCCCGGGGATGAGCTTCTGCATCATCGAGACTGTCGGCGGCGGTGGCTCGGGCGGCGATGCCGCCTGGACCATAGGACGAGGTTCGGGCGGCGGTGGTGGCTCGGGCGGTTACTCGCGCAAGCTCTGCACCGCAGCAGATATCGGCGCCTCGCAACCCTTCCAGGTCGGCAAGGGCGGCTATGCCGCCAGCTCACCCAACGGCGAGAACGGCGCCCCCACCTATCTCGGCGGCACCAGCGTTGCCACCTCGATCTGTGGCGCCAATGGCGGCTTCGGCGGCGGCTACTGCCTCAATGGCGCCCAGACCCCCATCGGCGGCGCTGGCGCCGATCCCGGCGTCGGCGACGTCACCTCCGGTGGCGATGCCGGCGAGCAGGGCGGCTATGTGTACTTCCCGGCTGGATCGCTGGCCCCCGATGATCCGATCGTCATGCCCGACGGCGGCAAGGGCGCAAACGGCCCCTGGGGCGGCGGCGCTCCATTGCCCGCCGTGGGCATCACCGGCTCGCTCGCCGCACGGCCCGCCAAGGGCTACGGCGCCGGCAGCAGCGGCGCCATCAGCAACCAGACCGGCGGCTATCTGGGCGTTGCTCCAGCCGGCGACGGCGTGATCGTCATTACGGAGTTCTGTCTCTAGGAATGAATCTATGATCCTCCTCACCTCGCCCACCGATCAGCTGCTGGTGACGTCCAGCTCGGCAGCATCGCTGTCCGTCCACACCACCTGGGTGGATACGCTCCTCTCCAGCGGAACGATCACGCCTGGACGAACCAACACCAATATGGCGGTGGCCGCCACGATCTCGGCGGCAGCCCCAGCCGTCGCCACCTCGGTGCAGCGCAACGTCAAGACCCTGCATGTGCGCAACAAGGATACGACTTTGAGTGCCGACGTAACGGTGCAACACACCGATGGAACGCTGACGGTCGACCTGTACAAGACCACGCTCGCACCGGGGGTCGCGTTCCAATACACCGATCACGGTGGCTTCGCGGGCCTGCAAGGCTAAGCCCATGGCTGACGGTGTTGCCCAGACCGACCACTACATCAACGAGAGCGACTACTACCGTAATCTCGCGAGCAAGCTCGACCCGGATAGCGCCAATCAAGAAGACGACCTGACGATCGTCATCCAGGAAGACGCCTCCGAGCCCGTCGAACAAGTCGGCATCGAGCGCGCCGACGGTGCCCTTATTATAAGACTGGACGGCAAGCCCTATACGCGCGAGCCCAAGGTCAAGGCCAAGGAGCACGACGCCAATCTCGCCGAGTTCGTTGACGAGATCGAGCTGGCACGAATATGCGACGAGCTGCTCAACGGGATAGATTCCGATCTGCAGACGCGCCTTGAGTGGCTGGAACGGCGCGCAGCCGGCGTCAAGCATCTCGCACTGAAGATCGAGAACCCGAGGTCGCCCAGCGCCGACGCCGACACCGCCGTCGAGGGGCAAGCCACGATACGCACACCTATTATGTTGGACGCGGTGCTGCGCTTCCAGGCCAATGCTAGGGGAGAACTCCTCCCGGCTGGCGGCCCGGTGAAGATGCGCAACGACAGCATGCCGAAGACGCCTCACCGCGACTTCATGGAGCAGCAGATGCAGGTCCCGCGCGAGCAGCGCGGTGACGATCGCGACATCCAGGCCGATGCCCTGGAGATGCTCTTCAACAGGTACCTGACCGAAGTGGACAAGGAGTACTACCCCGACACGACGCGAATGTTCTTCATGCAGGGCTACGGCGGCTCGGGCTTCAAGAAAGTGTACCGATGCCCGATCCGCAGGCGTCCAATGTCACGCAGCATCGACGCTGCCGACGTCATTGTGTCGGATAACGAGGTCTCGCTGCACGAATGCGGAAGAGTCACTCATCGTATCGAGATGCGACAGAGCGTGATGCGGCGGATGCAGCTCGCCGGCACCTATATCGATATCGATCTGACCAACCCGACCGGCCCGCAGCCCGACAGCATGGAGCAGGCCGAGAGCGACGTGGCGGGGATCGCGAGCTGGAGCCAGCGCCCGCAGGATTACAAGCACTGCGTCTACGAATGCTACTGCGAGCTGGACATCGCCGGCTTCGAGCACACCGAAGGGGGCAAGATCACCGGGCTGCCGCTGCCCTATCGCGTGAGCATCGACAAGGACTCTCAGACCGTCCTGGAGATACGCCGCAACTGGGCAGAGGACGACGACCGCTACATCAAGCACATGCCGATCGTGAAGTACCCGTTCGTGGAGGGCATCGGCTTCTACGGCATCGGATTGCTACACATCATGGGCAATGCGACCGCTGCGGTCACCACCGCATGGCGGCTTGCCCTGGACAGCGCAGGTTTTGCGTCCTGGCCGGGCTTCCTCTACTCAGAGACCGTCGGGCGGCAGGACACCATGACCTTCCGCGTCGGCCTGGGTGCTGGCGTGCGCGTCAACACCGGGGGCCAGCCGATTGCACAGCATATTATGGACTTGCCCTACAAGGACGTGACGGCGGGTCTGGTGCAGGTCACCCAGCACATCGAGGAAGAGGCGCGCCGTGTCGGTGGCACCCCCGAGCTGATGGTAGGCGAGGGCCGCCAGGACGTGCCGGTGGGCACGACCATCGCGATGCTCGACCAAGCCGTGAAGGTCTTGGACAGCGTTCACAAGGGCATGCATATCGCCCAGGCCGAGGAGTTCGGGCTGCTTCGAGAGCTGTTCAAGGAGGACCCCGACGCCCTCTTGTGCGCGGACCCGCGCGAAGGCGCGATCTGGCAATGGCAGCGCGAGGACTTGGTACGGGCGCTCAACGACTGCAATCTTACGCCGCAGGCCGACCCGAATACTCCTTCGCACACGATACGGGTCATGAAGGCTGTGGCGCTGGTGCAGCTCGTCCAGTTGAACCCGAGCATGTTCGACTTGCACGCCGTCGTGCGAAGGGTCTCCACCATGGTCGGCCTGGGGAACATCGATGAGCTGTTCGCGCCGCCCCAGAGCCAGCAGGACGCCAAGACCGCCGGCAAGATCGCCGAGCTGCAGCAGAAGACGCAGAAGATGATGCTGGAGGAGCGCGACAGCGTCAGGAAAGCTGCGCTGGCGCAGCTTGATGCCCAGCTCAAGGCGATGGTCGAAGGAGCGAAGCTCCAAGACAACGCCGCAGAGCGGCAGTCGCGCGAGCGCATCGAGGGCGCCAAGCTGGCGCAGAAGCGGATGGAAGTGGCGCAGAGCACGTTGGTGCATCCAATGGCTGCCCCCGTCGCACAAACATGGCCAGGAATGCCCGGTCAGCGCATAATCTGAGAGCGAATCACAGGAGGCGTAGATGGCGCACCCGTACGCAGGTCAAGCGCAATCGTCACAGAAGGCCCGCCTGAAGCGTCTCGGAGCAACGGCCGGCAAGGCCCACGGCTCTTCGAGCATGTACAAAGCGAAGAGCTACCCCTCGGGGGCTGGCACCCAGAGGGAGTACACGATCTCTGGCGGCAAGGCGAAGAGTCGGCCCGACCGAATGGCCTCGGGCGGCAGCGTCAAGAAGCGCCGGGCGCATCCGACCACCAACATCATTATCAGTCACGCGGGCGGTCAAGGTGGCACTGGCGCTGGTGGCGCTGGTGGTCAGCCCGGCGGACCCGTCCCGGTTCCGGTGCCCCGTCCCGTCCCGGTGCCGGTCGGAGCCGGCCCAGCGCCGATGGGGCCTGGGCCGGTACGCCCACCGATTGCTGGAGGTCCGATGCCGGCGGGGCCGCCTCCGGTGCCGGTGCGCCCACCGATGCCGGCGGGCCCTCCCCCTGGTCCCCCAGTACGCCCGCCCGGCATGAAAGCCGGCGGAGCCGTGAAGAAGGCGGCCAATGGTGGCTTTCTGAAGGACAGCAAGGGCAAGGGGTACCCCGGTTACCCTCATAGCCCCACCACCGATACGGGCGACAAAGTCTCCGCACATAAGCGGGGTGGTGGGGTGAAGAAGCTGCAGTTCGGCGGCGGCTTTGGCGTGGGTTCCGGTGTGAGTCCCGGCGCCACGCAGGGGCAGGGTCTCGCGGGCTTGCTCGGTAGTGCGGCGCCTGGACGCGCGCCGATGCCGGCGCAGAAGGGCGCGCCGACGATCTCGGGGGTGGATCAGATTCCCGCCCAGCCGCTGACGGTGCCGCAGCCCAAGTTCGCAGGCTCCTTCTTGCAGCGCCCGGCGCCGGGCACCACCACCACCTTCAAGGAAGGCGGTGCGGTACATGACGACGAGGCGCAGGACCGCAAGTTGTTCAAGAAGATGATGAAGGGCCACAAGGCCGGCGGGATCGTGAAGACCCCCGTAACCAACGCCACGGGCGGCGGCGCAGGAGCCAAGGCTCGCAAGGCCAAGACCAGCGCGGCCAAGGGCGTCCCGGCCAAGACTGATACCGGCTCGCCCAACCCTGGCCATAACCCGCCTGGGCGCGGGGTATCTGGCTCGATCTATCACCAGCAGGGCAAGGGAGTGAGCTGAGTGGAAGGCCTGGACAGTGCCTTTGCTGCTGCGCTCCACCGTTGGCTGGTGCGCGAGATCAGCGGTGACGTCGCGGAAGGCTATCCAGGCCAGCTGCGTGCGCTCTACAGCGCGCATGACTGGGACACGGTCAATCGGACCAAGGGCATGATCTGCGCCTATGACAACGTGCTGAAGGTCATGGAGGAGATCGCCCAGAAGATGAACGAGCCGCGCGAGCGCGCTCCTATCAACGTGATGGGGAGGCCAAACTGACTGCTATTCCGATAATCGGTGCTCCGACTGCTGTTCCGAGGATCAGCCAGCTGGCGACCATGCACCAGGGGCCGATGCCGCCCTGGCGCACCGACGAGGAGAAGCAGGACTACAAGGACGATCCGAAGGGGTTCCTCC